CATCAGCATAATAATTATTATATTCAGAATAATAGTAACCATTAAAATCAACAGGGCTTGTTGGAAATCCACTTAAATCCAATCTTTGTATACCAGTTCTACCACTAAAAAAACCAAGATTGGTTGCTCCTGTTATAAAATCACCAATAACTTGTTCTGAAGAAAATTTCTTTTCGATTAAATCAGTATCATTAACACCTTCCTTATACCAGTGTTCAAGATTAGTACTACCACTATCGATTAAAACAGTTAATCCCAAATATCTTTCAGCAATTGGTATTTGATTATTTACATCAGTTATTGACAAATAAGCAGTATTACCAGTACTTAAATATTTAGATTCACTAGGTTTACCAGCATTAATTTTTATGTTATCATTTAATTTTATTGACATATCATTATATTTTTTAACTATTTCTTAATTGTATTGTTTTATCTGATTCAGATTGATAATTACTGACATATATTTTATAAGTTTGTCCACTCCAACTAGGACTAGTTGAAGTCATACCAGATACTAGTACGGGGTCTGGAAATAAATTACCACCTGAACTAACAACACCACCAATCAAACCGCTATTTAAAGCACTTTCATACCAACAAGTTTTTGACGTACTGTTTTCTGGTATTGCAAACCATAAATAATCATCAGTACCACTATTAAAATCAACAAATAGTGTTGCATTACTATCATCAACACATTTACATGTTGTTCCACCAGTAATTAATGATTTAATACATGTAACACTAGGTCTATTAACTCCAGATGCTGCACCACCACTAGCTTCAGTACCCCAATACCAAGGATAATATCCACATATATTAATTTGTGTAGGACTCGTACTTCCTGCTGCAAGTGGCGAACAATATGGTGTACCACTGCTATCATATGGTTGTACACCACTACAATAACAAACAGTTGCCGAAAAATAATTATTAGGACTATCAATATTAACCGTTCCAAATGGATAAGAATTACTCGGAGCGTTTACAGTACATTCAAATGGTACTCCTTTAACACTATAAACATAACATTGAGTTCCATTGCTTCTACAATCACAAGCAGAACTATATTGTGGATTTATACTACCAGCATTAAATTCAACACAACCAGTAATTGTCGGTGTCGAACCAATTTCATATATGCTTTGTGCTGGATTTATAGTAAATGATGAAATTGTTGGGTTAGTTAATGTAGGATTTAATGTCGGTACTAATATTTCCTGTAATATATCAACAACATTTTCATTATACAAACAAGTACCTGCAGTTAAACCACCAACAGTACATGTTGAACATTCATTATAAGGATATACACCCGTACCACCACTTGCCGTGCTTTCTTTTAATTTAATTATATTTTCACTACCATCATAAGTCAGTACATAATTATTACTTGCACCAGTAGCTACAATAGGAATATAACCACCAACACCATCAGTTAATGTCAGTCCTGTTGTACTTGCAATTTGTGTTTGACCTGATAACGTTAAAACACTATCTTTGTGTTGAACAAATTGTGTATTATCTAAAATTGGTCTTGCGAAAAATGCCATATTTTTGTATTTATTTTAATTTTATTTACGTAACATCATGACCGTACAGTAAGTTACGAAATCCGAACATCGCTGTTCGGTTATATTTATAATAAATACAAAAGAAATGGATTAAAATCTATTAAAAATAAAAAAACCCCGTAAGTTTTCACCTACGGGGTTTAATAATCAGAATTTATGTTTAACTAAAGACTGAATCTGTCTTGTCTACGAGCTTTTTTTCTCAACTCATTAACTTCTCGAAGTGCATTTGGGTCAAATCTATCTCTTTTAACTACACTTACAAGATGATTATATTCGTTTTCAGTAATCACTTGTCCTACATAACCTTCGGTTTTAAGAACATATGATTTTGGAGCACGAGCACCTAAAGAATTGCCTTCAGTATCTAATTTTGCTTCGAAAGTCAACTCAAGTAATTCTTGAATTTTTTCTTCAACATCAGCAGTCATTTTTACTTTTGTTTTTTTCAATGCTTTTTCAAGTAAATTAACAATATTTTCCTGATGATTTTTCTTTTCTTCTTTATATTTTGAAGTAAAATCTTCTCCAGAAGACCTATCTTTTAATTCACTCATAATAGCTAATGCACCATAACAATCACGAATCATTAAATCCCATACTTGTTCAGCATATGTGAAAGAAGGAAATTTATCAATTGCAATTATTTCACCATCAACCAATACAATAGTACCAATAAGATTTCTTGGACGCTCAAAATGAGCAATAAATTGTTCAAGTTTTTTATCGTACTTATTAAAGTACCTATCCAAATAATTACCAGTATTTGAACGAGTCTCTTGACCTAATTTTTCAATTGCTGGATATATTCTTGAATAACTTCCGTGTTCACCAATACTATCAAAAAGCATTTCACGAATACTAACAGGAATCATTCTGAATTCAGATGTATTACGGAAAAGTCCTGTTTGTGAACCCTGAACACAACCTGCATCATTATATGTTACACTATCATTTTTATCGATATAACCTGCTTTAATCATACCATGATTCTGAGCATTTTGTTTAGTCATTACTGCCATTTGAGTTGGTATAATAACTTCTTTATCTTCGTTATTTTGAAAATTAATTTCACCATAACGCCTATTACCAGCACTTAAGGCAGTCAATGGATTCGCAAAACGACTATCCAATGAATATTCTTCATCAGTCGTCAAACATACGATTTGCATGTTCATAATTGACTGAATAATTATGTTACCATCACTATCTTTAACAGGACGACAACCTTTAAGTAATTCTGTAAATTCTCTTATGTTATTCATGATACTTAGTTTTATACGTTAACATTTATTTTTTTTATTCTCTTAACACGTGCTGTTTCAAGAGCACTTACTTGGTTTTCTAACCAACGTTTAGTGTCGATTTCAAGTAATCTTGCAGAAATTTGTGGTTGAATAGCAATTGGGTTATTAATTGACATACTTACAACACTTTCACCCAATTTTCTCACATTACTACCCATTTCTGCACCAGTTATTGGTGAAATCTGGAATATTGGTATATTTCTACCTGTTTCAGCTTCCCAAATTGAAATCACTTCGTTAGTTAAACCATCATATGCATTTTCATAACCATCGGTTAAAATGAATATTGCGTCATATGGTTTTGTACTACTTTCTTCTTTTAAAAGTTGAATAAAAGTACTTGCTAAATCAGTTATTTCACCAACAGTTTTAACAATATTAGATTTTTTTGCTGATTTATCCAAAACCCTTGCAGTAAAATCTACAATTGCTCTTGGAGTATTCTTTGATTCGGCTTTATGACCTCTCATTGAATTACTATCATCAATTATAATCCCAAGATTTTGATAATGAAAACCATCAATTTTTTTCTTTTCTGCAAGTTTATCAATTGCAGTTTTCAATTCATTAGTAAATCTTGTTTCATATCCAGTTTTATATAAAGCAAGAAAATCTGTTGCTTTTTGTACATCAACATTTTTTTGAACACCTAACTTAGCACTTGACTTTGTTTGACGAACTTGTTGATTAACTGAAGTAACCTTAACGTTCTCACGAATCATTGCTTTTGTTGCTTCTTTCTGAATATCAGTTGACCACATAGTATGATATTGTGGATGACTAACATTTGAAACCAATCCAAGTAATACTTCTTCTGGAATAATACTAATATTACGAATATCGGTTTTTGCTTTTTGATATTCACTTAAAATTGGAAATTCCTGTACATCATAATCAATATTGTTATCTTTTTTAAATAAAAACAATAATAATTTAAATGCACGAAGTGAATTACTATTACCAACAAAATATTTTAAAATCATATCATTAGCAATTGATAGTTCTTTATCACTATCGTATAATCCGTTAGTAATCACTTGTTTTTGTGCAATTGAAAGCAATATTGATGTTTTCTTGACACCATATACGTGTTTCAATATTTTAGCAATTTTATTACGATATTTTACTGAGAAAAATTCAAGATTTTCTTGACCCCAAATGAATCCAAGAATGATTTTCCTCGTTCTTTCGTTATTTACTTTTTCATTTTTTAAATCAATAAATAAACGCAATACATATGGAAAACCACTGTCTTGATTTAAATTCTCAATTGCAGTTAAAATCGCTTTATCACTTAAACCATTATCATACCAATCAATTGGATTGACAATATTACATGCACCACCTCTTTGAGTATTTTTAAACTCATTTAAAAGTACTTCAGATAAGAATCTACCAGTCACACCCTTCTGAGCACCAACAATTAATGGTAATTCTTTTGAAAGTTTATACATGTTTTCTACTTGTGAACGAATTGCTTTTAATTGTTCATCTCTACTATGGTAATAAGTTGCTGAACTACGACTTCCGCTTGCTGTTTCAAGTCCTTCAATAATTGAAGATTTAATTAAATTTAAACTTGAATTTGTTAATACTAATTGTTTCATTATTAATTATTTTTATATTTCCAAATAAAATTTTTTGCTGTTTTTCTATTACCTTTACAAACATTAACAATATTACTATTGGGAATTTTTAAAGTTTTTGATGCCAATGAAATTGATTCCCATTCATCAATTAATTTCATATTTAAATCAAATTGTTGAATAGGTTTTCCCTTAATCATAATAACCCCTTTAGATATATTTTCTTTATGTTCATTCGTATGTTTTCTTCCAATACCTGTAGATAATCCAGTTTTTGTTTTTATCATTTTTTCAACAGACACTCGACTTCTTTTTTTATTTAAATTACCTAATCTTATTTTATTTTTACTTTCATCAGAAAATGTTTTTCCTAATCTATTTTTATTACCAATAGAAGATTTTTTTATTTTTTCTATTGCTTCTTTAGTATGTTTCATACCGTTACTACCTAATCCACCATCACATAAATTAACTAACCTAAATCCCCATGTTCTAAACTGTGAAATCCAATATCTTTCATTCCAACGCCAATCAATTTCATCACATTCTTCAATTAATTCAATTTTAGGAATCAATCCTTCTTTTTTTAATGAAATAATCCAATTATATCTATATGTCTTATCTTTCTTATGAAGATGTTTTCTTAACCGTTCATTTAATGATTCAACAGTTTTACCGACATATTTAACTTCATTAGTAATTGGATGTGATAATGTATATATCTTAACTACTCTCATTTCTTTACTAATATACGAAAATAATAAATAAAATGTTACAAATTTACATAAAAAAAAAATGAGTGAGTATGATGTATTTCTACATCAAGTCCCACCCATTTTATTTTGAAAAACTGCTTCTTCTAATCAGAGAAGAAGTTTTGTTGTATTTCTGGTAAGTTTGTCTCGCCTCTCATGGGCGAGAAATTTCAATTTACTGTATACACAACAAGTTCTTCGAAATATTTTATTTTTTGAAAAAAATCAGTACTTCTACTGACAAAAACCATTCTTAACCATCAAATGTTAGGTGATACGCCCCATTTTTAATAAAAAATTCTGGTATCAACAACCTTAAAAAATTTAAATGAATACTAAAAGTTTTCTCATTAACTTAATTCATTCATTATAAGTTTGGGAATATTTTAAAAGTATTTGTTGCGTGATTGCAAGATTAATAGTCTTGTGCCTTATCCAACTTGGCTAATCATCCATTTTTGGCGGATAATATCGGACTCGAACCGATGTTTACTGAAAATACTTTAAGTTTTCCCATATAACTAGGACTAATCTAACATTGTGGTTATGTGAGGCACTACTGAGAAATAATTTATCGGTTTGCCAGCCTTTTCATGTTCATTAGAACCTCTCATCGCATCTCCATTATTTAATGAGAAGTGTCCATTCAGTGGGGAGAGAAGGACTCGAACCTTCAATCTTTTGATTTCAACTCAAACGCTTTACCTTTACTGAAAACACCATTGAGTTCTCTCATTTAAGAGAGTAGTTAGATAGTATTTGTTGTTTTTATTTTGCTATCTCCCCATATTATTTAAATATTTTTAAGAACGTCACTCGGTTACATTACTTTCGTAAGAGGCTTGACCGAGTATAATTTTAGTAGCGAGAGAGGGACTCGAACCCCCGACCTTCAGGTTATGAGCCTGACGAGCTACCATCTGCTGCCACCTCGCAATATATTTTTAAAAAGGATATTTCGTCAGTTATGTTGTTTTGAAATATCGGATTTGAACCGATGACATTCTGCTTTTGAGGCAAATACTCTATCCATCTGAGTTAATTTCTGTAATAACAAACAGTTTCCTTTTATTTTTCAATCTTTTTTAAAGAACGTTGTCTTAATGACTCTGCAAACATATAATACTTTTTTTAAAAAAACAAGTATTATGCAAAAAAATTTTATTTTTTTTTATTTTGTTTGAGAATATAAATACGATAAAAAATGTAAAAAGTTACAATTTTTTATAATAATTTTCATTCTTTTTTTACAACATGCTGATAATCACGTTTTTTTACAAGCATATCATAAACACTTTTATTTTGGTTTTCAGCTTCTTCGGGTTCAATCAATAAATTTTCATCCAAATCTACTTCATTTTTTTGTTCAGGTGGTGAATATTCTTTGTTATTTTTATTAAGTTCATTATAATTTACAGTATCACCAGATGAATTTTCACCTAATTCATGACCATGAATTCTTTCATATGTTTTTAAATCATCATCTCTTGTTCCACCATAAATTCCAACACCGGGTGATTTAAAATCTATTTCTTTTTTATCGTCTTCAAGTGGCTTATCATTTTTTTCATCAATACTAACATTTTCTTTATTAGTTACGACATTAGCTGTCTCACCTGTCCATTCAAATGGTTCGTCTTTATTACCAATAGGAACACCAGTATTTCCTGTTGAATTATCATTTGATGTATTCATGCCATATGAGACATTTCCGTCATCATTTTCAACATTATTTGATATTTCACTAACATCACCATCCAATTCTAGTGTTTCTTCAGTACTACTATCTTTTGCTACTTCTTTAGCAATATTAATTAATTCTTTAACTTCTTTTTCATCCAAATCATCTCTTGTTGTACTAATATGCATATTGACGACTTCATCATCTTTTTTATCTGATTGAAATTCTTTATTAGGTTCTAGTTCTGGAACGGCATTATCTCTTAATAAATCATTAATTTCATCACTATTTAATTTTTCAATTAACTTACCTTCTTCATGCTGATTTAATGCTACATGAACTTTATTTCTTGCCGATATTTTATTTGCTTTATTTTCTAATTGTTCAATATCTTGTTCGTCATGATGTTTGAGATTCTTATATGTTTTAGTATATGGATATTTTGGGTCAGTAATAATAATCTCCATCGTATCATTATTAAAAATACAATCTTCAAAAGTCTGTCCGTCTTTAGCAAATCTTGCTTTAATTATTCTAATATTTGCAAAATTAGCTTCTTGTTGTGCAGGTGTTTTAGCTATTGACATAAAAAAGTGTGCTTTCTGAACTCTTTTAATACTTCCACCACTTTGATGTGCTTCAACAAATTCAGAACCAAAACCACTACGATTACTTTGAATTGCTGTCCAACATGGTATATCGAAATCAGATGAAAGTGCTTCAAATCCTTTAATAACAGTAAGTTCGTTTTCATTTCTATCTACAGACCTCTTATGACTTTCAACACAATCAAGATAATCTAACACTAATATATCAAATTTAAATCCATGTTTCTTTTCGTAACTCAACATCCAATTACGAATATCTTTCATGGTAGTATCTTCTTGACTAAATTTCTTTATTATTAACCTACCCTTACCCTCAAGTTGTTTCACTTTTTCATTAACTACCCTTGTAACTCTCTCATTTTCTTCGTCTTCATTAAGTTTACTTAAAGCTGATTTAGCCCAAATAGTATAGTGTTTACGTTTAACTTGGTCTTTAGTGTCTTCAAAAATGATTTGTGCGACATTTTTTTCTTGTTCATATGCAGTATTAGCAATAATTGTTAATGCCGTAGTTTTACCCACACCTGATGGTGCAAGCATAACACCAATTTCACCCTTACCTAATCCACCGCCAGTAAGACTATCAATAACACCAATACCAGTAGGTATTGTTTCTCTAAATTCTTTTCTAAGTGCTTTACTAATACCTTCTGTAATAGATTCTGAATCATCACTTTCTTCACCAATATTTTGAATTTTTTGAAATTTTTCTTCAATACCAGTGATTACAAATTTATTTTTTATTTCACCATTTCTGACTTTAACCTGAATGTCCTCGGCAATTTTACGATATTCTTGTTGTTTAATAAAAGCATACGCTGATTTCTGCACAACATCACCATCATAAAGCATTTGTTTATTAATTATTCTTTCATTCCAAAGAGTAACTCTTTTAACAACACCAAATAATGATTCTTCTTCAATTAAATTATTAGGACTTTTGTATTTGTTAATTGCTTGATGAATACTTTGATTTTGAAGGTTAGGTACTTTATCAAATTCATTATAGTATTCCAACATAACAACAAACAACCTCTTCAAATTAGGGTCATCAAAATATTCAATTGCTAAATCAGGTAATATTTTTTCTGCAAATTCAGGTTCAACCAATAACTGCCATATTAGACGAAGTTGAAATTGAGGACCTAAATATGCCGATAAAGTATTTTCAGTGTTTTCAGTCATAGTAAAGTTATATATAATAAAAACGAGAACAATTAAATGTTTGAATTAGTCAAAACATAACAAATAACTGTTCTCGTTTAAATATGATTAATGTCTGTTTATTCTTCTTAACATTTCTTTTCTTTTGTAAGTAGGAAGTTCTCTGATTTGATTAATTGATAATCCTCTATAATTAATTAAATCATAATCATCCCACATATTTTTTACATCACTAATTTTTATTTTTTCAAATATCTGATTAGCGATTTCAACAACAGCAGTTGTTAAATCATATGATTCTT